TTCAGGCAAAAAAGCTCAACTAAACCTAGTGGAATCTTCCTATCCCCAGATTCATATCTTTGCCACGATCTGTCTGCAATTTGCACAATGCGAGCCGCCTGCGCAATGGATAGCCCTGCTTTTTTTCGCATCCTTTTTACTTCTTCAGGAAGCATGTGTAACCATTTGATTTCCGGTTCTTAATAAATAAAGAGCCGCCGCAAGCCTGCCATTCTCTTGCCTTATATTGATAGAATCCGCACCAGCTTTCGTGCAAACAGAGCAAATCTCTCCATCTTTACGGACCCTATTTTTGCACCTTTGATCTGCACTATCTTTTCGATATCCAGAGCAGCGATGATTCCTCCCATCGGGATCATTTGCCAATATTTTTAACCTATTGGAAAGCCAGCGATCAACGTCATCATCTTTTATATATTCTTTGCTTGGGCTACCAAATCCCTTATGTTCTATTGCGGTGCTGATTTTTTCATCAAGCTCGTTAACGATAGAGCACCAGCGATATCCGCGCTCGTCCGTTATATAGCCGTCTATAAATAGACTTTCTTCGGATCTATATTTTTCAATAATCGCTTCAACCACTTCTGTAACTTCTTCAGCTATACGATTATATTTTTTTGCCGCCATATGTTCTATGGAGTTGTATTCTTTAACATGCGCTGCTCTCATAGCCGCGCGCATGTGCCACTCACAAAGATGATAACCGCGCACATAATCAGACGTAAAGATAGGCCATTCAGCAGCGGGACTGCCGCACAAAGGGCAGTAATTCATACCCCTCTACCTGAAAGCAGTTGTCCGGCGCCTTCTAAATAAACTAGTTTTTCAGAAGAAGAAACTATATCCCCAACTATCTCCATCTTAATGCTTTTATGCACTTCGGCAGAAAGTGCGGCAACGGCATTTGCTTGAGCTGGGCTTAGCTTTCTATCAAGAACGGCCTTTACTGAATCAATAAGCAGCTCCCTCAACTGCTCTGGCGGCGTTGGGTGAGTCATGGCAATTAGCTTACCCATTTTGGCCACCAGCAATCGGCAGGTCGCCCAATTCTGCCGCCTCTTTGCCAGCCTCCGTAAGAATTTTTGCGATCTTTATCTCGGAGTAAAAAGACTCATTTACCTGCGACGCAAGTTTTGTGACATTTCTTGCCTTGTCAGAATCTACCGTCCCATTCGCCACCCCATTAATCATGGAGCAAAGGAATTCGCGCAAGGCGCCACTGGTTTCAATTTTTGCCATAAATAACTCCTCGGCTATAGCCGCAGATTAATTGTGAATGACGGCGCATCCGTCAAGGCAAAGACTAGTCCATTGGTCGCCAATGTCAACTAAATATTTTATCTATCTCCGCCCTTTTAAACTGCGTCAGCGCCGTTTGCCGGGTGCAGTTAATAACCTCCACTCCCTCTCGCGCCAAATCAGCCGCCAGCTTGGTGAAGTTACTGACATACCCGCTGTAGTTTCCATTCGTTAGCCCTTTCGGGTGAGAGCCGAACCAGTGTGATTGACCGGTCGCGCCCATGTCGTAACCCAGTAAGATAATACGAGTAGCGCCCATCAAATAGGCAAGATTAATAGCCTGCGCTCCAGAATTACCATTAAAGTGAATAATCTCTCTCCCGAGACCGCTACTGTGCGCGCCCTGCGTGGCCGTCAAGCCGTTCGCGGTCGCATAGTCCTTTTCGTCCTGCCTGTGCCATTGCGTGTATAACTTCCCCGTGAAGGTCGATTTAACCGCCTCTATGTGGATTTCCCACCAGCGTTTATCGCAGGCATACAGATAATCGGCATTCGGTAATAGCTTGTAATTGTCATTTATGGCGATGACTTGCGAGGGCGATCTCTGCGCGGCTTCGCAGTCTTCTCGGGTAAGACTGGGGCCGGTGGCGATGCAGATAAAGACTTTTTTACCGCTTTAGTCTCCTCTACAGCTAGAATTTTTGCCTCATACTTAATGGCATTGCCGATATCCACCATGTGCTGCCCTACATTGTCGGGAACATTCTGGGGTAAATGGCTCGGCTGGTAATCTACCCCGCCGATGATGGTTGGTGCTGATACGATTATTTTCATAAAAGAAAGGGGGTGTTTCCACCCCCACTCCAGTTAATGGTTAAAGTGAACCAGTTATAAATGCCTCGGTGCGGAATACACACAGGGCCAGGCGCTCTTCAGCCAACACAGTCACCATGTTCTTGGTGAAGTTGTTGCCTTCCTCATAAGAGATAGCGACCGAAGATTGCTCGCGGTCCTTAATCTCGGCACCCATTGAAGTACCAATCAGGAAAGTACCCGCGGCAATGCTGTTGGTCACAACAATAGGCATACCCCACAATGAAGGTGTAGACATATTGCGAGGATTACCGACCACATAACGGTCATCGCTGGTGCCCACTTTTCTGATTTCGATATCAAACCAGTCCTGCGGGTTCAGTACGATAAAGTCCGGTATATACTCGCTGACATGGGCCTGCTTGATAGCAGAGCGAATAATATCGACCTCGTTGGTGATGTTGGGCGACTCGTTCGACCACGCCGTAGCCTGAGTGATAAGACCATTTAGCTGGTGATTGGCACCCGTACCAGACAACAGTTGGGTTTCCTCTTTCAGCTTCAATCCATACATCAACCGGCCATTAATGTGGCTTGCCAGTGATGCGGAATCACTCATTACCTGCTTAGAGGCCGGGATGAAGTGCGCCAAAGTGATAACAGGCTCACTAACCAGTGTGAACGTGATAGCCGATTCGGGCTTGGTCACATTCTCATAGGCTTCCGGCGATCCGGCGATGGTTGGGCCAGCGTTATTCGTGAAAGCGTTTTCACGAGTAAACTCCACCAAATTCGAGCTTGTAGCACTCGAAGGCAGCACATCGCGGATACTGAGAACGCGGTTAGGCGTTGCCATAATCCCACCCATACGATCTGACTGTACCAGCGCCTGGTTTTGCCCAGTGGCGTTGATAATGGCGGTTTTAATCTCCATGCGCGCCGACTGTTGCTTGCCCTCGGCCATTGAGAGGAATTGCTCATTCTTGATGAACTCGTCACCCAGGTTATAAGCCTTGGACTCATGGGCCGTAACGCCCTTCTGCTCAACAGCCTGCACACGGTCGTACAGCTCGTTGTACTGCTTCTCCAGGGCTTCATGCTTGGCTACGGTTTCTGACTTGGCCTCACCAAGTTCTTTGACCTCACCAGACAGTTTTGCTCCGTTGGCCTTCAGTTCGTCGAATTTCTCGACAATGTTTTTTTCGAGGGCTTTAATCTCGATGACCAATGCGGCTTGGTCGATAGCCTTGTTTACTTCGCTCATAAATTACTTCCTAAGGGTTTTTCGTAGGTTGATTAACAATTCGCTGACTTTAGTGCCAACTTCCTCGGCGTTTTGTTGCACTTGAAGTTCAGAATCACTCCGAACAACTTTGACAATCTGGCTCACCAAAGCAACTGCCACCGACTTACTAAAACCACCAACTTCACGAAGGTAGTGCTCGTAGTCTTGCAGGGTTGTAAACCCCATTAAATCCGCCTTCACAGCGGAAATTCTTGCCTGTCCCTCACAAGGGAATGAGACTATAGAGGTCTCCATCAGGTTTAGATTCTTTATCAAGCGCCCTTCGCCCTTTTTATCAAAGTCGCTTTCATTCATCGTAAAGCCGATAGACAGGCCATCCATCGCGCCGCGCTTCAGCGCTGAATAGACCGTGGGGCCGTCTTTGTGTTCCAGATCAATTCTGCCCGTCGCTTTTAGGCCAATATTGTCCTCTACCATCTGAACCCAGTCGCCTACAGGTACATCGTGCTGCGCGTGGTTGACGAACATCTTGATGGTTCGCCTAGATTCGATAGACTCAAGAAAAGCGCCTTTTGCTATCGTGTCGCCAACTTTATCGACAGAATCAAAGACAGAGGCATAACCTTCAAAAACCCCTTTCTCATCACTGCTGAATTTGAGTTGGCAATTCTCCAGCTGGTTGATTAGTTTGTGAAACATCGTCAATGTCCTCTGTGTCGTCTAATTTTGCTAAGTTGGTTTGAATGGTCAACTCGTCGCCGCCATCCATTGCAGGTAAGTCCAGTTTTTTGCGGCTTTCGTTTCGGGTCATCATGCCATTTTGGACGAGCTTCGACAGATAGTTGGCCTTCGCTGTTGAGTCCATTTTTATCAAGCCGGAGGTATCATGGTCCACGTTGATATCACTACCCATTGGCAGTAGTGAATACCGGATCTCGCTCTCCCACTCCTCGGTATAGCTTTGAAGCGTGAAAGTCAAAAAGGCCAGCACCTGCTGCTCAAAACTGGCAGGCCAAGCGCTCGATCCATTACTAGCTGCGCCGATTAATATGTCCGGCACCCCAAAGAATCGGGCAACCTCGCCAAGTTGGTGGGTGCGGGTGGCAATCATTTGCATCTGGTCAGCGGTAAAGTCCAGCGCGTCGTACTTCATGCCTCCCTCAAGCACCCATAGCTTGCCGGAATTCGTCGCGCCCTCGGACATGCCCGAGTACAACTCCCGTACCTGCTCTCGCTGCTCCGGCTTTAAAAACGTATCGAGCGTTAATACCCCGCCTGGCCTGCCACCGTTGGCAAACTGTTTTGATGCGTAAGTGTCGGCGGAAACCGACAATCCGTATG